CAGCGTGGCAACAGATTTTGAGCATAGGTCATTCGCACAGGAGCTTGCTTTATCTCAGAGATATCATCAAGTAATTGCTGAAGGACAAGACGCAATTATTGGACAAGCTTGGACAACAAATGCAAATTTTTATTCAGTAATTGACTTGCCGGTTATTATGCGAGCCACACCTACTATGGAGGTAAGTAATTGGACTGATGCTTTTAGAGCCTATGGACCAAGTGGGGGTGTTAACGTATCAACTTTGGCTTTAAATGGGGAAACAAGGAATAATCGTATTCTTATTAATCAGACAGGACAACCTGGAACAGGTGCAGTTTTAAGAGTTTATGGTGCAAATAGTGGAGAATATGGCAAACTAGCGTTTACATCGGAGCTTTAAATTATGGCATTTCCAACAAACCCAATTTATAAATTATATAATTCTACTTTTGATGGGGTAGTGACAGAACTGATTTTAAAAGAATCAAATAACATTAGGATTAATATACCAAAAGATGAAGCAAACACCGATTACCAAGAGTACCTTGAGTGGGTGGCAGAGGGAAACACAGCCGAAGCTGCTGATTAATTAACCTTATCTTGCATCTGCCTTGTCATAACCCCAAGGGTCAGATATAACGGTGCTAATGCACAGATTCCACAAAAAGTTATAATGGTGACAGGCATTAGTGCTTTTAAAAATGCTTCTTTTATCATGTTTCAAAAAATAGCTAACGTTTTAAGTGTTGTTTCTTTCCTGATGGTAGCATCAATGAGTGGAGGGGCATACTTCGGATATAAATATTTAACGTCAGAACAATTCAAAACTAAGGTTATGAATGAGGTGCTTGGTAATGTACAAGGACTCATGCCAAAAGTGCTTGAAAATTCAATACCAAAAATGTCTGGACCTCAGTTGCCTTTGAAATAATTTATGGAAGTTCCTGAGATTGTCATACCAGAAATAAAAACAATCCAACTACCAGTAATACCAACACTACAAAGTAATCCATACCAAGTACTTAATGTACCTTTGCCAAATATAAATTTACCCGGTTGTGTAAAAACACACAGAGATAGTTCAGTAAAAAATACAGCGATTATAGAAGATGACCCCGGAGGCGCATATTTTAGCTGCCCTACCGGGGAGTTGCCGTCATATACGCCGATTGATTACAACCCTCGTCAACTGACTATTGTAGAAGAAAAAAAAGAAGAAAAAATAAATACAGATATGCCAAAACCTCCAGAGCAAGAACAACCAGACTTACCAAAAAAAGAGAAAGAAAAAATTGTCATACCAGATTGTCCCGGCCCCAAAGATCAAAGAATTAAAGATTTTCGCAACGAATCTAGATTAGAAAGGGTTATTGGTCATGAAAGGGGCGATGATGGAATCGAATGCGTAACTTTGTATGAAAACGTCCCTTTCAAAGATCAATTCATTCCAGAAATTTCTGTTATTGTATCTACTGCTGTTATTGGCTTGGTTGCTGCCAGTAGTCCACTATTACTTAATCTAGTGAAACCAATTATCAAAAATTTGGTAAAAAAATTGACAAAAAAGAAAAAAGAATTAAAATAAATTTGTTAGGATAAGGCCCGCTTCGGCGGGTTTTTTCATTTTATTTTTATTTCGTGGGTGTGTGGTAATACCTGATTTGCTTTTGGGACTAAATAAATATCTTTGCAAATATTAAAAAATGGGCTGTCTGTAGCAATTAAAATACCCTCTTGTTTTAATTTGCCGCATTCTTTAATTCTTGCGATATTCCAATCTAGCTGCTTGTTTTTTAGTACTTGATCTTGTATTGCAATTTGGGTTTGAGCGGCATTTTTACATTCTTTTTGTAACTGCCTGTCTAATGGAATCGTGAAGGTAAGGCTAATTCCAGTATTAAGCGCATAACTATCTTTGTTTGTACCAGAATAATTTTGTTGATAATATAATATTTTACCGGGATTATCTGGTGTACCGTCCCCAATAGCATTGCCGTTGTCGTCAAAGTCTCCCACTAAGTCAGTTGGGTCATATACTGGGGTTTCGTATGTGTGGTCAAAAGGTTTTCTATAATTAACCCCAAAAGTACTGAAAGGAGAAATTGTAAGTTGTGGACCTTGGCAAATAATCCCACCACCATAATGATTTGTAATTACATTACCTTGGTTCATTTGTATAGCCTGATTTGTGACCGAGCCATTATTGCTTTGACTTACAGCGTTTGCTAGAACAGAACTAGGGTTTAAACTTATTGCGAGAATACAGAAGTACTTGTAACAACGCTTTCTGATTCTATCTGTCTGGTAATTGTTGTCACATTTTGTAGCCCCGGGCCATGATAGCTTTCTGAAAATTGAAAGGCCGCTCCAGAAGTTACGTTGTTGAGATTCCAGTTTGGTTTCGTTGTTAAGTCTGCACCTGTCCATGTATAAGTTACCCCGCCCGAAGAGCCATTAACAGTTGTTGCGTTAGGCGACATATTACCACCAGAATTTGTAACACCAGTTCCCGAAACGGTATATTCGTAACCAGTTTTATAATCTTTTGATGTAATCGTTTCTGAAATACTTGTAGTGGTATTCGTGGTGCTTGACATTGTCCCGGTAACGAAATTAGGGACCACCGGCTGACTATGAGCGGGTAAAACATAAAAAAATATGAGCAACCAAAGTTTTTTCATTGGTCATTAATCAACACTCAAATTACTTACATATTGTCCAGTTATGGTAGAACCGGGGTCGCCACCACTTACGGTTATAACGTGGTTGTCTATTGTTGCACCCCCTGAGCCTATTGCCCCGGCTGCTGTAGATGTAAGGTCAGAAAAATTAGCAACGGCCCCTGTGGCTGGCGCTGAGGTCGGAACCGCGTCCCCCTCTAAATATGAAACGGTGTATTGAAAACTTTCTCCTCCAGTTAGTTGGCTTGCCGTGATAGTCGTGTACGCATTAACGCCGTTAGTGGCATTCCCAAGACCGCCAAGAGTTCCCGCGGTAGTTCCGTCAGTAGTATTAACACCAGTACCAGAAACGGAGTAACTATTTCCGACTCGGTCTGCTGCTGTTGCTGCACTCATAACTTCTACTTTTACCGAACTGGTAATGGTTGAGGTCATATCAGCAAAAACTGCTGAAGGAAATAAAAAAATAAATGGTAGTAATTTTTTCATTTTTTCTCCTGTTTGGGGTCTACGATTAATCTTATAGGTGTATCTATTCTAACTAGCTGTGTGCTACCTAACATTTCTTGCAATTCGGCTTTTACGCTCTTACCATTTTTGCTGCCATTTTCTTTACCTTTTTGAGTAATTGAGGCTCCAAAACTACTTGCGAGTCCTACAAAGACCGAAGCTATGAATGTCGGGTCAATTTTTTGTTGTGGTATGCCTAGTTTTGACAAATCTAAATATGAAAGGCTTAACATCGCTGTAGCCCAAACCAACAAAATCAACCTGACCGCCAAAGATACAAATTCAAATTGCTCTTCTCTGTCTGGTACGGCCTCTTGTAATTTAAACCATACGCCTTTTTTGGTTTCATTTTGCTGTTCTTGTTCTTTCATTGTTAACGAGGTTTAAGCCAAATCTAGCAAAAAGCGATATGTTTGGGAAGTACTGCCCTTATTACTATGATTCGTATTTTAAAACCTATCCTATTAACTTTCTGCAAAACTAATGCAGTAAAAAAGTTAATTCTTGACCTTTTGAAAGCATTGGTAAAATCTACAGACAATACAGTAGATGATCAAATTGTTGATTATATCGAAGCGAATTTATGGCCAAATACCAAATGAAAAGTATATTAAACGCTTTGAGATCTAAACCTAGCTTCGAACATGAATTTGAAATAGAAAAATCTATTGCGGAAATAAAAAAAATGAAAGATGTCTCAGAACTACAAGAATTAGCACAGGCATTAACCCGAGCAAACGCAAAACAATCTCATTTTATTGCGCAAGCGTTAGAGATAATGTGCGAACAGCAAGAAAGATTATATATAAAAAGAAAAAAAGCCAATAAAAAAGCGCCTCTAATGAAGCGCCTAAAGTATATTTTTTTTGGGAAAGATTGAGGACTTACATGAAATAATTATTTGATTCCTAGCCGTCTTTCAATTCACAAACTAGGGGCGGATAAAAATTTATTGCCTCAAATCAGTTCTTCGGTAATGTCTTTCCATTCACAATAATCGCTTTGACAATTTATCATCATTGCTAAACGATCTTTTTCTACATATTCAAAAGTTCGTTCCAAATCAGGGTCATAAAAAATTTGCCCAATGTACGGATTTTTTGGAAAGATCACACCAAACATAATCAGAAAGGTAATTCAGATTTATCCCCAACGTATTGGGATTGCTTTCTTGGGACCCTGTTTCCGTCTAGAGGTTGAATCCTACCAGAGTTGCCCCACATACCGCCCCAGAGGGAAAAACCGGGAACCTCATCATAACTATTTTTATCCGAGTAAACTCGAATTGTAGAATTATTTTCATCAACTTTATCTACTTCTTGCATTAGCCACATTGCACATTTTTTTGCCTCTTCTTTTGAAAAATCAATAATAAGATTTCTTTCTGGTGCATTTTGGTTGTTGCTGTTGTTGTCTACTACTCTAAAACGAGCGTTGAAAGCGGAGTTAGCCATAATTTTTAAAATGATTTGATTGGGGTAATGTTATTAGTTTCCTCCCATGCAAGGAGTTTGTGTAAGTCATAGCGGACCCGGGGCGAACCCCATTTAACCGCCATTCTGTCGAGCGTGTAATATGGTGGGCCATATTTTTTAGCCCTCCAATCTTTGATTGTCATAGGGCTTAGCCCATATCTTTCTGCAACTTGCTCGGTGGTCAAAAATTGAGTCTCGATTGTGTTCATGCTGATAATGCTTTGCTCCTAGCTTTGATGAGGTCTATGAGTTTATTATATTGTTCTTGTGTTATTTTCCCCTCTGAAAACCTTTCTCGCAAAGTTTCGCTGTGTGACGCTAATTCTTCATCAGTTGTTGACTTGACGATAGCATCACGAGCCAATACAGCAATGTTTTGTCTTGGTTCTGCACCGCCACGTTTTGCGGGTTCAGTTTCTTTTGATTTTACAATTTCATTACCGGTCCAAAGTTCCGAGCCTAAGTTGAACTCTTTAGCAGCGCAAAAACAAAAACCACGCCTATGAGAATCTGTAATATCTCTGGCTGAAATTTTTTCTAGTTTCATCGGATTGTTTCGCATATCCATAATTGAATATGGATATACCGCGCCTTTTTTACCGTCTGGGTCTGTAAAATATCCCATTAAGTAACCTGTACTGTCTGGCGCTACCCAAACCACCCCTGTTTGTTCAAAGGTTGGGGGTGTTTCTAAGTGAAAATCCCAACCGGGCGCTAGTTCATTAAGATATTCAGAAGTTCTAGCCCATGAGACATAACTATACTTACCTTTTTTGTAAACGTCTTGAGGCTGTATTACACCTTTTAGGTTTGGTTTTTTCATTAGAAAGTTCCCTCCATTTGTTCTAGTGTTGGGTCTTGGATTACCAAAACGTCCCTTAAGTCAGTTGGTGGAGCCATAAACCTAGTTTTTTTGGTATCGTTAATCCAAAAATTAAATAATCTAATGAAAGCATTCAACTGGTATCTTTGATAATAAGACCCTCTATGTCTAAAACCTTTTTGCATCATTTGATTTCTGAATGACAATATCGGATTGTCTATTTCTAAATTTGTACCCTCCGAAAATTGTGTCCA